GGAAGGTGGCGTTTGTCGCGCCTGATGATGGGAAAATGTTCTATAAACATAACTTCAGGATTCGCGCTCACAAAAATGCTGACATACCGACAAAGCCAAATGCAAAGAACGTGCTGACTAAGAAACTTCAGTACATCACAAAGTCGAAGCATAAACAGAACTGCCGTTGCATCACCGTCACAGGAAGAGACCATCTTTATATGACCGACGCATATACCATCAACCACAATACAATAACGATGTTGATGGAACCGCTCTACGACATCAACAACAAAAACTTCAATGGCATCATATTCAGAAAAAACAAAGACGATTTCCAAAACATCATAAACGAGAGCGCAAGGTGGTTTTCACACCTTGGACGTTACAACAAGTCGAAAGACGATATGACTTGGAACTTTAAGACTGGAGCTAAACTCGGTCTTACCATCTACGACATGCCAATGTCTGACTTCGACACAAAGTATCGTGGGCAACAGTTTTGTTCCATCGGTATCGACGAGCTACCTCAGATGCCGTTCGAAATGTTCAAGTTCTTAATGACGTGCTGCCGTAACACCATCGGAGTACATTCGCGCATTCTCGGAACGTGTAACCCTGACCCGCTCTCATGGCTCAGAAAGTTTATTGATTGGTGGATAGGAAAGGAAGATACTATCTATTCAGATGGACTCATGCACCCGGAACGAAAAGGTTTTGCCATTCCTGAACGTGACGGCGTTGTCCGATACTGCTATATGCCAGATGATTCAGTTGATAATATCATTTGGGGCGACACACCAGAGGAAGTTTATGAGCAGTGCAAGGAAATGATTGATGATGCCTGGGATCCTGAATGGGAACAGTACGGATATACAAAGACTTCTTTCTTTGTCAAGTCGGTCACATTCAAGAAAGCAGCTCTGAACGAGAACAAGGAACTGATAAAGAAAGACCCAGGATATATCGCCTCTCTTCTCAACCAGCCACCAGAAGTACGGGCAAAAGAGTTTGACGGAAATTGGGATATTATAAAGATTGGCGACGATCTCATTCAAGCATATCACCTCGACAAAATCTTTACCAATGCGCAGATGATAGGCGACAACGTGCGTAGGGCAACGTGTGACGTGGCAGGTGACGGAGGCGATAACTGCGTGACGTGGTTCTGGATAGGACACCACGTGGCTGATGTCTATGTATGCCGACGTGACCCATATACCACCGTTGACCTGATACGCGCAAAACTACATGAATGGGGAGTATTGGAACAGAACTTCGCCTATGACCTCAATGGAATGGGGCAAGTCTTGAAGGGGGCTTTCCCGAATGCAGTGAAGTTCAACAACCAAGAGGCGGTTGAACTGAAAGATAAATATCTCTACGACAACAAGAAGTCGCAATGCGCTTACAAGTTTGCAGAAAGGACACAACAGACAGGGTGGAGCATAGAGCCAACTCTTCTCAAAAGAAAATACAGAATCGGAAAAGAAACGAAAACTCTTTATGATATTCTGCAACTTGAACGGAAATGCGTCAAACAGGATATGTCGAAGGAAGATAAGGGATGGTGTCTCATTCATAAGGAACAGATGAAGAACAAAGCCGTCGTAGGACACTCTCCTGACTTCTTCGAGGCTCTCTTCATGCGGGAAATCTTCGACATCAAACATACGCAGGCGGTCATTCCATCGTGGCTCAAAAATCGAAACGGAAGAAGCAATATCAAAACAGTACGTAAACTCGTAAGACGTTATGCGTAGGCCGTCGCTCTGTGACGGCAAAAAAAAATACCAACACAAAACTTTTCAATATTATGGATGCAGTATTAGAAAAAACAAACAAGAAGTTGAGAGACATTCTCACCAAGAAGCCTTTCACGCGAATCTTACCCGATGGTCACTACGACCACGGCTATGTCTTGGATGAACTGTCGGAAGTTCCTCTTACACACGACCGATTGCACAGGAAAATAGTGACACAGGAGGATTTCTTGCGAGAACTTGACCCAGCAGGACACCTAATCAACAACAGAGAACTTTTCCCAGATGTCTGGCAACAGAACGAGGAAGATGGACGTTGGTATATCCAAGAGATTCCACGATATGCTTTCTCATATCAGCAAATCATTCTCGTTAAGCACCTCACGCATCTTTGCGGTAACGACATTCAGTTTGAACTCTCTGACAAACGAATCAACGACGAGACGCAGAAAGTCTTCGACGCTTTCAAGAATGGGTGGGCTAACAAGAACATGGAGGTGGCATGGTATCAACTGGCAAAGTCGGTAAAAGCTACGGGTGACGGGGCTTTCGTCGGATTCCTCGACAAAGGAACTTTAGGATGGAAAGTCTTGTCTTTCCTCAACGGCGACAAACTTTTTCCGCACTATGACCTGCGCACAGGAAAACTTACGACGTTTGCGCGTACTTATTGTAACTACGCGGAAGACGGTAGCATCACAAAACGGTACATTGACGTATGGGATGATACTAACTACTACCGTTTCGTTGCCGACGGAGATCCCACGTCACTCATTGACAAGGCAAAGCAACTCATATTCAAACTATTCAATACTGACGGCTACAGGCTGGAATGGATGGAGGCGCATGGCTTCGATTCGATTCCAGTCGCTTACATGCGTGACGATAATGGTCCGTGTTGGACGTTCTCGGAAGAGACCATCGAAAACTACGAGATTGCTTTCTCTAACCTCGCTCACTCCAACCACGACTTCGGACTGCCTATCATGTACGTCAAGGGCGAAGGCTCTGAGGAAGTCACAACGAAAGATATGTCATACGCATCAAAGATTATGCTGTTGCCGTCGGACGGAGAAATCGGATTCCTCAACCGTCAGGATGCGTCAAACGCTTACAAGGCTGAACTCGACAAACTGGAAGACAGCATTTACAAACAGTCTTTCGCGGTCAAGACCCCGGAATTGAAGTCGGGAGATACACCAGGAGTTTCGCTCAAAATCATGTACTCGGATGCCTATGAAAAGGCTATGACCGATGCACAGGAGTACGACGGCTGTGTTGACAAGATAATTGACATATTCAGTTGGGGCTACGGCATAGAGGCTGAAATGCGACTGGCTTTCATCAACACCAATATCCGACACTACATCGAGCCGTATATACACCTCAACATTACCGAACTTACGACCAATCTCAACACGGCGGTTGTCGGTGGCTTCCTCTCGAAACAAACTGCATCGGAGAAATTGCCGTATTCCACACCGCAGGAATGGGAGCGTATTCAGAACGAGAAAAAAGAGGAACAGCAACAGGAACTCTTGCTCACTGAACAGAAACTTGAAATTCAATCGGACATCGCCATCAACCAAGCTGAAGCACTCGCTGACATCGAGGCACAATACACCGACGAAACAACAACTTCTACCTCGACTGCTGCCGACGGCTCAAAACAACAAACAAAAGGGCATGCAAAAAAACGCACGAAGGGTAGTGTTGCAACAGCATACGGTCGCCGAAACAAGTCTGGAAAAATGTGGGATGAAAACGGCAATGAGATTGATCCTATGACTGGTAAGGCAAAATCAAAATGGGATAAGTGGGACCAAAATCATTAAATATCGCGCCTTGCGGTTTCCACGCAAGGAAAAAGTATGAGTAAGGTAGTCATAAAGCTCGACACAAACAAGTATAAGTCACCATCGCAGACCGACATCGACGCTGCAAAGAAGTTCATCTTGCAACGTGAAGATAATGCGCATGCACTGGAATCAGAAATCGACGAACTGCTTGCCGATGCAGCGGAAAAAATAGTAGTCATCTGCTACAAATACGACTTCGACCCAAAGTATCTGTACTTTGGGAGTGGATTCAATGAACAGATGATGAAGGAGATTTCGGATGTCATGGACGAACTGGAGCAACAAATCCTCGACATCATAGAACAGTTCGCGCTCAACGGTTCACCCGTTGAGAAAGAAAAACGTAACGCGCTACTGCTCTGGCTCTCAACGCTCGGACGCGAAAACCGTAACCTCCGTGACACGCTCGACACCTACCTCTACAAGTTTATGAAAGACCTCGAAGCAGCAATAGCCGCTTTAAAGGTCGCGGGCGTTGGTTCTACAAACGCCATCACTAAGGTCAAAACTCACCTCCATACCATCTATACCATGCCCGAAGTGGTCACGGCGTTCAAAGAAGCATCCTCTTTCGCCGCAACTTTCATTCAAAGCAGGGGTGTTCAAAAAGGTGGCGTTGGTCTGTCAAACAACGGTAGTACCAACGTCACCAACATGGCACGGCTTACACTGCAAATGGCATGGATGCGCTCTCGAAGAATGGAAATGGAAGATAACGGAGCTGCTGGGTTCTATGTACTCAGAGGTAGCAACTATCCCTGTGACCTCTGTGATTCTAAAGTCGGATTCCACAAAATGACCGACATTGAATCATTCCCGCCATATCACGGGCATTGCTGCTGCTATGTCATTCCCATCTACCAAAAACAGGTCGAAGTTTAGCGTAGGCTACGGCTTCGCCGAAGCAAAAAAGAAGAAAATTATGGAACTTTCAAAACAAAAACAAACTGAAGCAAAAAAACTCAACGTCACCGTTCAGTATCTTGTCTTCGCCGATTTGCTGAGTATAGGCTATTCGGAAGAGGACGCTTATAGCATCGCATTCCAAGACAATGCGGCTCTTTCTGTACAACAGAACAAAGGGATTCGAACAAACATTGTCGAAAGCACAAAGTTCAAGAAACTTCTCGAAGCACGGAGATCCCGAGTAAAAGACGGTATAGCAACACCTATCTCTCTCGACGAAGTGGAACTGGTAAGCACTGAAGAAGTCCTAAAAGAGATTCTTCGCTCGGCAAAACAACAGCCTATCGGCTCCAAGGAAAGGGCTGACCTCTACGCAAAGTACAACGACATCAAGAAAGAGAATGAGCAAGGTACGGAAAATGAAACGGACACTATCAACTTCATGTTACCACTCAAATGTAACCAGTGCCCGCTGCTTCATGCCTATAACGAGGAAATGAAGAAACAACATGGATCTGAAATAAAACCAGTAGAAATGACCCGCGTCATAAGTCTTGCTCAAAGAATCATTCAAGCGGCAAAAGACGCAGAATAACGGTCGTGCTTGCGGGTTTCCCCCGCAAAAAAAAGCCAGAGTGTTTGTCGCTCACTGGCTTTCTCTTTATGTAGTTATTCACTTACTTCCTTCGCTTCTTCAAGATACTTCTTGTAGTCTGCTATACACTGCTTCACCCTTGATAAAAACTCGTCGTATGACAGAAACTTCTTGTCTTCTGGCTCGTAGCCTTCATCAAGAACTTCGGGGTGCATATAACCATAGACGGCAAGAATCAGAAAGTTTTGGAACACACCAAGACTAATCGAAGTACAGAAATTGAAGTTCGAGAGGAACGAGAAAAGTATGTCAAAGTCATGCTTGTCCTCGGTAGAATACAAATCGGTCAAAGCCCGGAACATGAGATAAGTCTGAGGTATCTGGACTTTCCATGTTCCGTCAAGGTCTGAGATAATGATTGCCTCAATAGTTTTCTTCTTGTCAAGTTTGATGCGGGTACGCCACATCTTG